GAACTTGCGAAACAAGATATGGCAGAGACTGAATTTGAACAAGAATACGAGTGTTCTTGGTCTGCTGCACTTAGAGGTGCGTATTATGCTAAAGAGATTGAAACTGCTTATGAAGAAGACAGAGTGGGGAAAGTCCCTTATGACCCGTCTAAACAAGTAGTAACAAGCTGGGACTTAGGGGTAAGTGATGCAACCTCAATTTGGTTCTGCCAGTTTGTAGGTAAAGCAGTACATATTATAGATTATTTTGAAGGTTCAAACGAAGGATTGCCATACTATATAGATGTACTTAAAGCAAAAGGCTACAGGTATGGTGCACACATAGCACCGCACGATATTGTAGTACGAGAATTTTCTACTGGTAAGTCAAGACGAGACCTAGCATTTGACCTAGGCATTGACTTTCAAGTAGCACCAAAGTTAAAGGTTATGGATGGTATAGACACTACCAGAACTTACTTAAATAAATGCTGGTTTGATGAAGAAAAAACCAAGAAAGGTTTAGAAGCATTACTACAATATAGAAGTAGTTATGATGACAAGAAAAAGATTTGGTCACAAAGACCAGTCCACGATTGGACTTCACACGCTAGTGATGCGTTTCGCTACTTATGTGTAACAGATGTAGTGTTTACAGGTAATGATAGTGTCTGGGGAAGGGAACTCCCTAAGACAGATTTAAGTTGGATAGTATAAGGAGAAGGTATGAATCCAAAATGGTTAGAAAATAAAATATTAGAAATATTGCAAGAGGTTCGAGACATCAAACATATTATGAAAGCAGTTAGTATGTCACAACCACCGGCAAAACCGGTAAAAGAACCAGCAAACAAAGGTAAATAATATATGGCAAAAATGACAAAAAGGGAGCTATCTGCTCACCTAGAGCAAGAAATACAATCTGCTTTAGGTTACAAAGACGGAAAGCTCACAGAGCAACGCTCTGATGCACTAGACCGTTACTATGGTAAAAAGTATGGTAACGAGCAAGAAGGTCGCTCACAGATTGTCACAAGAGATGTAGCTGATGTAATCGAATGGATTATGCCAAGCCTGATGAAAATATTTACTTCAGGCGATAAGGTAGTACAATTTGAACCACAAGGCCCAGAAGATGTAGAGATGGCAAAGCAGTCTACTGATTATGTTAATTATGTAATCATGAGACAGAACCCCGGATTTCAAACTATATACCAATGGTTCAAAGATGCACTGCTACAAAAGAACGGTATAGTTAAACACTATTGGGATGACAGTAGTGAGACATTAAGAGAAGAATATAAAAATCTTACTGAAGAAGAGTTTACTGCTCTTTTAATGGATGACAATGTCGAGGTAAAAGAACACACAGCTAATGGCGGTGAAGAGAACATGGATGAAACAGCTCTTGCACCACAGGCTGTAACACACGATGTTGTTGTCAATAGAACATATGAAGATGGACAAGTTCGTATAGAAGTTGTACCACCGGAAGAATTTTTAATAAACAAGTATGCCAAGACAATAGAGGATGCTCGTTTTGTAGGACACAGGGTAAAGAAAACTAAGTCTGAGTTAATACAACAAGGATACCCTAAAAGTAAAATAGAGAATGTATTTAGTAATGACGAAGCTGACCACAAAGCCGAAAGACTTTCTAGATTCTCACACGAACAAGACAATGCACCAGAGGGTGACATTGATGATGGAATTTGGGTTACAGAATGCTACATGCGTGTAGACTTTGATAATGATGGCATTGCTGAACTAAGAAAAGTAACGAAGGTTGGAGATGAACTTTTAGATAATGAGGCTGTGGATAGTGTTCCCTTCTCCTCCCTTACACCTATACCAATGCCTCATAAGTTTTACGGTCTGAGTATATACGACTTAATCTCTGACCTTCAACTCATTAAGACTACACTAATGCGTAACTTGTTAGACAATATGTATCTAACAAATAATGGGCGATATGAAGTAGTCGAAGGACAAGCTAATTTAGATGACCTAATGACTTCTAGACCGGGTGGTATTGTACGAGTGCGTACACCGGGTGCTGTTAACCCACTGGGAACACCACAACTAGATGCTAACTCATTCAACATGCTAGGATACTTAGATAGTATTAGAGAAGAAAGAACAGGAGTTAGTAAACAATCAATGGGTTTATCTGAAGGTGCGTTAAAGTCACATCAAACTGCTACAGGTGTCGGTCAAGTTATGACTGCTGCACAGCAAAAGATTGAATTAATAGCTAGAGTATTTGCTGAAACAGGAATGAAAGACCTAGCAAACTCTGTCTATATGTTAGTACAGAAATACGAAAAGCCTGAGAAATTAGTTAGATTAAATAACAAATGGACTACACTATACCCACACGAGTGGAAAGAAAAAGTAGATTGTGTAGCACAAGTAGGTCTAGGGTTTGGTAACAAAGATATGAACCTGATGCACTTAGGTAGGTTGTCGCAAACAATACAGATGATTGCACAACACCCAGCAGCAGGCATGTTACTTAAACCAAAGCATGTATATAATCTAGTAGCCGAGCAAATAAAAGCTATGGGTATGAAGAATGTAGATGATTTTATACAAGACCCGGGTGAAGCAGATGTACCACAACAACAAGGACCTAGTCCAGAAGAGCAAGCTAAGCAAATGGAAGCACAGCTTAAAGCTGAAGAAATAAAAGTCAAACTACAAAAAATACAGCAAGAGTCTGCACTAAGACAACAAGAAATGCAAATAGATGCTGAAATAGCACAGCAAAATCTTGAACTAAAAGCACAAGAAGCTAAAGTAGAAATGCAAATTAAAGCACAAGAACTTGAAATTAAAAAAGCAGAGCTTGCACTTAAACAACAAGAACTTGTATTAGAGAGAGAACAAGAACGAGCTGTTAAAATAGGAGACTAAATGGGGAACAAGGGAGAAGAATTAGCAAGGGCAGACCAAGCTAAACAGATTTTAGAACATCCTCTTTATATAGAGGCTCTATCTACAGTCAAGGAAGCATTAATACAATACTTACTTGATACTAAAGTTGCCGAGGAAGTAGAAAGAGATAGGTTATACATAACAATCAAGGCACTGGAGTTAGTTAATCAACATATAACTTCTGTACTTGAAACAGGCAAACTTGCTGAAAGGGAGCAAGAAAAATTTTTAACACAATAGAGGAGAAAGACCGATGGATTCTGTAGAGAACACCCAAGAAGGTAGATTTGAAAGAACACAAGCAGGTTCAGCAGAAGAAGCTGCAAACCAAATCCTAAGTATGTGGGACTCAGAAGAGCAAACCGCAAACGAGGAAACCGAAGCCACTGTTGACGAGGAAGTGGTAGAGGACACAGAGGAAGCTGAAGAGGTAGAAGAAAAAGCCCCCGAAGAAGAGGGACAAGCTGAAGAAGAAACCGAGGAAGAGGTAGACGAAGAAGAAGCTGAAGAAGAAACTGAAATAGTAGCCGAAGAAGATTTAAAGTATACCATTAAGGTAGACGGAGAAGAATTTGAGGTTGGTATTGATGAGCTTAAGAACGGATACCAAAGGCAAGCTGACTATACTCGTAAGTCTCAGGCACTAGCCGAGCAGCGTAAGGAGACGGAACAAATCCAGTCCGAGCGTATGCAACTAGAGCAAGAGAGGCAAATGTACGCAAATGGCCTACAAATGTTGCAAGAGCAACAGGCAGCCAAACTGAAAGACTTTGATAGTGTTGATTGGGAAGCATTAAAAGCAGAAGACCCTTATCAATACATGATAAAGAAAGATGAGTACAGAGATGCACAGGAAAGAGTTAATAATATAGTAGCTGAACAACAAGCTGTTCAACAAGAACAAGCTAGACAGGCTCAACAAGCAAGAGCACATTTTGTTCAACAAGAATATACTAGATTAATTAATGCTTTACCTGAGTGGGGTGATAATAAATCTACTATAAGAAAAGACATACAAGAGTATGCTTCTTCAGTAGGATTTAGGCCTGAAGAGATTAACCAGTTAGCAGACCACCGTAGTATTCTTGTTATTAAGAAAGCTATGGAATACGATAAACTAACAACAAAGGTTGCTCCTAAAAAGAAGGCAGTCAAAAAAGTACCCAAAGTACAAAAGTCTGGAAGAGGAAATTCAAAGGAAGATGTAGCTGCTGAAAAAGCCAAAGAAAAGCGTGCTCGGTTAAAGAAGTCAGGTAAACAAGATGATGCCGCTTCTTTATTTTATGATATGCTTTAATATGGAGAAATGAAATGCCTACGCAATTCAAAACTTATGATGCAACAGCAATCCGTGAGGATTTGTCTGATGTAATCTACGACATCTCTCCTACTGATACTCCCTTCCTATCGAGTATTGCAGGTAAAGGCTCAGTTGCTAACACTTACTTTGAGTGGCAAACTGATGCATTAGCTGCTGCTTCTGGAACTAACTATCATGTGGAGGGTGCAGCTGCTGGTACTGCTGCAACAACTGCTACTACTCGTTTGGGTAACTACACTCAAATCAGTAAGAAAGTTGTTGAAGTTACTGGTACGCACGAAACTGTAAACAACGCTGGTAAAAAATCTGAGATGGCTCACCAACTCGCTAAAGCTTCTAAGGAGCTTAAGCGTGACATGGAGACTTCACTTCTAGCTGACAACGCTGCTGCTGCGGGTAACGCAACTACAGCTCGTGAGACTCGTGGAGCTGCTAACTGGATTACAACTAACGTAACTGATGCTGGTACTTCTGGTACTAACGCTGCGGTTGTTGAGGACGACATCATTGCAGTAGCTGAAGCTACTTGGAATGCTGGTGGAGAGCCTTCAACTATGCTACTTGGTGCTACTAACAAGAAGTTAGTAACAGCTATGTCAGGTCGTGCTGATGCAGTACGTTCAGTATCAGATGACAATATGTCAATCTACAATGCAGTAGATGTATATGTATCGGACTTTGGTACATTCAACATTCACTTGGATAGATACTGCGACCAAGACGTTATATACTTCTTAGACCACGACATGTGGTCAGTTGATTACCTTCGTGATTTCCAAACTGTGGACATCGCTAAAGAAGGTGACTCAGACAAGAAGATGCTTCTAGTTGAGTACGGTCTACGTTGTGGCAACGAAGCTGCTAACGGTAAGATTAGATACACTACTGGTTAATATAACCAACTACCACCCTAGGCAACTGGGGTGGTTTACATTATGGCAATTGATACAAAAATAATAACAAATTTAGACGGAAGCCTTACTGTCGCTAGTGGACAAAACGATAAGGCAGTCAAGAAAGTAGCTGACTTTAATAAACAAGATAAGTTTACTGCTGGCACAAGAAACAAATACAAAGGTGACTCACAGTTTTCACACCGAGT